TTACTCAATTCTCTTTGTGTAACCGCGTAGGACCCAACCCTCATAGACCTCACCATCCACCACAACAGACACAAGAATCCAGGATTTATGGGAAGAATCCAACACCTGTAGCAACGCCCCTACTCTCATTTTCAAAACCTCATCAGACCTTTTACCTGGCCCGTCTCTAAGGTACACACCGTCGCCCGTTAGGATCCGGAAGCCCGCGATTAAGCTTTTATCTACGCCTTGTGGCATGTGGCGTGCTATCGCTCGCGCTTCAGCAGGAGTCTTTACCTCAGCAAAAAAACCGGAGAGATTTTTCTGTAATTCAAACCCTTTATTGATCGCGCCAATTGGATCTGAAAAAAAAGAACAAATGACGAAAAAAATATAATATCTGAGTGCTTCTAGAGACAACCCCTTTAGGCTCTTATGGCCCATCAAAGCACTTACAACTTCATCCTGAAGCTTAGCACCGCTTGACGAAACATCTACCGCAGGCAACCCCTCAATAACGCCGGCAACAGAAACTGCATCTTCGAAACCTTCAATTAACTGCTCAGATGTAAACTGCCCAGAGCGAAGAAGGCTGATGAGTTCTGAGTTAGCGGGAGAGTTTGCGAACTTTGCCAACCCTCTATAACTTACCGCATTGAACGCACTAGAGAATTCAACCACAGATTTCCAACCTCGAAAGAGGTCAGAGTTCGGGTCTAGCATTGAGCGGTTAAGTTGTTTATTGATATCAGCTATTGAGGACATCAGCCGACCAATTGTTGAGTTAGTCGCAACAATGTTCATGGGTTTAGCTACAGCTTGAAATTTTTTTACAGCCTCTCCGATAGCCAAAATCTCCTGGCTACGAGCGAATGAAGAAGAAAATTCGTTAAGACTTTTAGCTATCTGTCCTATCTTATAGATTTCATGGGGAATCGTTATGCCTTGAATGGCCCTACCAACTTTAAAAATTTCATCTGTGGAGTTTCCAAGCTGCCCCACGACGTTTTTTCTTTCATCACTCATTCGCTTAACTCCACAGACTTTCTCCTAGAACAATGACCGGCTACAGGATTTAAGAAAACAACCTCAGCCATGTGGCCGGGGCTAAAATGGGCATATTTTTGAGTCATAGCCAAAGTCGCGTGCCCTAAAACTCTTTGCAGAGTTAATATATCCCCACCTTTCATCATATAGTGGCTCGCAAATGTGTGACGCAAAACATGAGTCAGCTGCCCGTCAGGAAGTTCAATCCCCAACGCCAAAATTGAACGGCGAAAAGTGTTATAGCCTGACGAGAACGGTAGTGACATCACTAGCCGCGCCTCTAAATCTTTGGATATAGGTACAGACCGGTTTTTGCTGGACTTAGTTTTGCTGTAATGAACTAAACCATTACGCACCTGATGAGCCAGCAAAGTCTCAGCCTCTCCCCATCTCGCACCAGTCGCTAAGCAAACCTCAGCAATCAACGCAGCATCAGACTCACGTGTTTCCAAATCGTCAAGCAGAGCATTAATCTGGTCAGGCAAAAGATAAATCATTTCGGTCTCGTCAAACTTTAGCTTGCGAACCTTGGCCAGCGGGTTATCACCCTCCCACTCACCCAACCGCGTCAGCTCATTGAACACAGCCTGCAAATAGGCCAATTCATGATTCAGCATATTGGCGCTGATGGGCTTAGGTGCGCATCCTTCTTTGACGAACCCATTCCCCGGCGTACTCCGGGAGTGCTTCCCTTCGGCCCGTTCTGCCCTGTATTGGGCAAAATCTGCGGCACTGAACTTAGAAACCTTTGGGTTACCCATCCTCTCGACCATGCTATTCAGCAGAGAGAGCCTCTGAGTCCCCGTCTTGAGGTTGTGCCCATGAATCACATACCAGCGCTCAACTAAATCTTTGAGAGTGCGCGGGTCGTGCTTGGGAGCCTTTTCAAAGGTTCCGCTGGATCCCTCTCCCATAACCCGATTGTGATACTTCTGAGCTTCGTTCTTGGTCTTGAATACTTTGCGCAGCCGAACGCCGTAGCGGCCATCTGGTCGGCAATCCACCTCATAGCGACCTTCGCCAAGCTTCTTGATCGCCACGGCATCACACAGGGCTGATCTGCCCTGCCTCCGGAATAGTTTGGTCGGTCATCAACCACAATGTGTATTTGGTGAACTGGGGATGCTGTGTGACTTTCAACAACTCCGAAGAAGCCGCTGTTTTCCTTCGCCCGTACTCATAGCCCTTCCAGGTCTCAAGCCTGATATCTGTGGCCTCACACATTTCAGTCTGCGTTAGCTGCTCACGCATCCGAATAAGCTTGAGCTTTTCGCCGATGCTCATTGACCGATCACCGGACTGATCTGGCCGCAAGCGGGAGCCGTCTGATCGGTCACCAGCCAAAGGGCGTATTTCATAAACCGGGGATGTGTCGTGATTTTCAACAGTTCACCAGAACTCACCTCCTTGCGAGCGCCGTACTCGTAGCCTTTCCATGTTCCCAGCTTGATCCCTGTCACCTCGCTAATTTCTGACTGAGTCAGCCGCTCGGTTAAACGAATTTCCTTGAGCTTTTGCCCGAGTTCCATGCACACCCCTTGACCTTACTCATTTGAGTACTTAATATCCTCATATGTGTACTTTTACTGCACATATGACTAAGGAGCTTATCAAATGCAGATCACCATAGACACGCCTTACACCACGGTTAGAGAGCTAGCCCGCCGCTCAGGCCAGTCAGAGCGGGCTATCCGAAACGACATCGAGCGCGGCCGGATTCTCGTGCGTGCCAAGGCGGAAGGGTCCAAGGAGGCATTGCTTATAAACATGGTTGCCCTAGCCATTGAAGCAGCAGACCAGGCCGAGCGTGTGGGCACCAACTCGACCACCTCAAAGCGCTGAGGCTCGCCATATGCAGTTCGAAGACATCTACCGACTGGAAGTCGTCAGTGCCCTGGAGCATGACCACGACCTGGACTTCAAAGATATTGGTAACAAGTATCTGCAGAAGGGCATATGCCCAGGCTGTGGGGAGCGCACCCTGTACATCGCTCGTAAGAAGCCGTATCAGCTCAAATGCAACCGCTTGAATCAGTGCCAGTACGTGGAAAAAACCCGCGAGCGCTACAGCTATTTGTTCGAAAATCTCAGTGAGCGCTTCCCCCGCACAGATTTAAATCCAAACGCTACTGCCGACGCCTACCTGCAGCGCAACCGCGGTTTCGACATCAGCAAAATGAAAGGTTGGTACGAACAGGCTCGACGGCAAATGCTCGATGGGCAGTGGGCGGATACCGTTCGCTTTCCTCTGTGCAACGGCTACTGGGAACGAATCATCGACGCAACGATGGTTAAAGCCAACGGCGGCGACAAGGCTGGCATCAAGAAGGACATGAGCTATCGATCGGGCGGCTGGATGCCACCAGGTATGGCTATCGAGACGAGCGATAACGTTTACATCGTTGAAGGGATCTTCCACGCCATAGCGTTGCACCTGGCGGGTTACAAGGTGATCGCCTCAATCTCGGCGAACAACTTCCCATGGGACTTGATTGAGGCCAACAAGGGCAAGAAAGTGCGCTGGATCATCGCGCTGGATGATGACAAGGCTGGGCATCTGGTGATTCCCAAATATCGTCGGCAGTTACATGCGATGGATGAACTCGCCTGGGTCGCTCTCACTGGCTCAGACCGTGATTGGGATGACGTGTATCGCGACGGTCAGCTGGACGATGCATTCATGCAGGAGGCCAGTTACCAGGGCCGGTTATTCGTCGCACCCAACCCGGCCAAAAAAGCCTTCTTGCTTCACATGAAAAGGCCCTTAAATTTCTTCCTGTTGGACTTCGGCAATCGCCTTTACACGGCCAAGGTTAATTCTGATGAGTTGAGCAAAGAGTCAAGCAAGGAAAAGGAGCAGGATGGCGGTGCGCAGCCGAAAACCAGAGAAGAACTGTTCGACAAATACTGCGATATCAAGCAGGTGGCCAACTGCGTGCCGCACTTTGAGTACATCCAAAGGGATGCGCTCAGTGGTGATCAGCAGTTCTTTTTTCAATTCAATTTCCCGAACGCCGCTCAGAACTGCAAAGAGCCATTAGCGCCCAACTCCATCGGTGATCCCCGTAGCTTTTCCAAGTCCCTACTGGAGCGAACGCCTGGTGGCAATTTCGAGGGCGGAGAAAAGGTACTGGCCATGCTGCGTAGCAAATGGCTTGAAAATGCTTTGACTGTTCGGGCTCTGCCTTTCGTTGGCTACGATGCAGCCAGTAAAACCTACTGCTATCAGACGTTCGGATATCACAAAGGCAGGGAGTACTTGGCCAACTCTCACGGCTATTTGGAGATTGGTAAAACCGGCCTGAAAACCTCTTTGAGTAGCCTGAAACTGACACGCGGCACCGACTTCGACCCGCATTGGTTTGCTGACTTCTTTGAAGTCAACGGCATGAATGGTTTGGCTGCGCTGGCATGGTGGACAGGCTCCCTATTTGCTCAACAGATCCGCTCAACTCAAGAGTCATGGCTGTTTTTCGAATTGACCGGGGATGCCGGCGCCGGCAAGTCGAGCATGTTGCGTTTCCTGTGGAAGCTATTGGGACGTGCGAACTATGAAGGCATGAAACCCAACGCCACCGGCGCTAGTGCCATTGGTCTGACACGTGCGCTATCTCAAGTCAGCAACCTACCGGTGGTGTTGATCGAATCGGACAGCACGGTGGTCGACGGGCAAGGCCGCGAAACCACAAGCCAATACAACTGGGAGAACTGGAAATCATTATTTGACCACAACGCCACCCTTCGAACGGTAGGCATAAAGTCATCGAGCAATGACACCGACAGCCTGATTTTCCTTGCTGCCCTATGCATATCGCAGAACGCCCGCGTGGGCGGCACCGATGCCATCCTGACGCGGATTGCTCACATGCACGCCACGCGAGCGGGGCATACACCCGCTCGCAAGATCGTGGCCAACCGCTTGAACGCCATCCCTGTTGAAGAGCTAGCGGGTTATTTGCGCCGCTGTCTGGAACAGGAAAGCAACTGGCTGGCACGTTACTTTGAAGCCTTTACAGAGTACGAGAGCCGACTCCAAGCGAACTCAGTCATCCAGCATCAGCGAATCGTGCTCTGCCATGCCCAACTCATGGCCGCAGCCAAGGCCACTCAGGCACTGTTCCCGGAGTGGAGCGAGCAGACCCTAGAACAGTTGTACAAACACGTTGAAGCCCGCGCCATCGATCGGCAGCAGCTTGTCAGCAGTGAGAACGCGACGGCAGCGAGGTTCTGGCAGATCTATCACTACCTCAATGAAAAGGTGGTCACGATCAACGACCAGGACGGAGTCCGCGAGAACACGCTGGAGACATTGAATCACAGCTCTGATCGGACCTTGATCGCTATCAACATCGAACACTTCCACAACGCCTGCCGACTTGCTGGCCAAGAGGTCATCCACGCGACCCAATTACAACGGGCCCTGCCGCTGAGCAGCTCACACACCTTCATTGAAGTGCGCAAAGTCCGATCGTGTATCGAGAAGCGGCCGCTCAACTGCTGGATCTTCCGCAAGGGGGGGTAAAGAGTGATGAACGTTTGGGAGACCGCCCCTCATATGCGGGAGCATTTAGGTGGAATTGTTGGAATGCGTGTGTTGCCAATGAACTGCCGGAACATCCGGAACATTATCTATATCAATAAAAATATCTATAAAAAACAGATAGATAACAGGAATCTCATCATCACGGGCAACCGGAACATACCGGAACGTTCCGGAACATTTCTACCTTTGCTGTTCCGGCAATGTTCCGGCTACCCAGTTTTCCGGAACATCGCTACAGGCTTTTTAAATCAAGCCCTCCAGCCAATCAGTGAAAAAAGCTGTTCCGGCTTGTTCCGGCTCCAAAGCCATTCGACTCAACAAGGGGGGAACCCAAGCTGGCGGGGGTTTACAGCTATTCCTCTCTTTATTGTTCCGGATGTTCCGCCGAACCAATGGGCACACGCATCTTTTTAACGCGAACGCCTGACCGCTATTCCACCCCAGAGGGAGTAACACCATGCAAGTGCAAGTAATTATCGGCAATGCTGCCCCAGGTAAAAACGCCAAGCTGCAGAAGATTCAAACCGAACTGAACATGCAGGGTATCGACGTTCCTATCGTCGTTGGCAAGAACTGCACCACCCCATTTTTTCTCAACCAAATCGCCAACCAGGTCATTGCCGGTGCCAAGCATTTCCTGGCGGACGACTGCACCAACGTTCAAATCAAGGCGGTATTGGGCCTCGCGGCGCGAGAGGAAAATTCAGGGTTGCCCAATGACCTGGTTGTGCACCTGGTACGCAAAGCCTGAAAGGGGAAAACCGTGATCATTCGATACAGCGCAAACACCCTACCCGGCCAACTGCTCTTGCCGGACGGTTATGTGGACATGTGCACGCCTGAAAGCCTGGCCGAGCTGGCGACCGTCGCACATTGGCAGGACCACCCCGAAGACACCCCGACCTTGATCACCGTCATACATATACGGGACGTAGACGGTCATGACTTTGGGTTGTTTGAGGTTCGCTGCGAACAGCGTCCGGTATTCACGGCAAGCCCATTACGGCAAGCCTGAAAGAGACGGTGTCGAGGAGTTCGCACCTCCCCGACACCAACCACCACAAAGGAGCAACACCGTGAAAGCAGAACGCCCAAGCAGCAGTGAATACAAGGCTATCACACCACCCGAGCAAGACAGCAGCCCCTTTGAACCCCCTCGCCCGCTGCTGGCCACCGCCGTGATCGGCGCAGCACTAATCGGCTACCTGGTCCACAAGAGCCCGGACGCCCGCCAGCGCCTGGAAAGTATGGCCGAAATGGCGCAAGCCCTCGGAGACCTATCAGAGAGCGACGCTGCAGTGGTCGCCAACTTACTTGCCCAACCAACCATTAAGGAGACTGCTCATGCTTGATTCCCGCGAACAAGACAAGTTTGTGATCCGCCTGCCAGACGGCTTACGCCCTCAGATCGCAGCCACCGCCCGTAGCAACCAGCGAAGCATGAACGGCGAAATTATCATCCGATTGCAACGCTCCCTTATTCAGGATCAGCTGAGAGACGAGCAGGAAAAAATCATCAGCGTACTGCTCAAGCAGATTGAAGAACTGGAGTCGAAGGAGGCAGTGGCATGTTTGTCGTGATCGATGGTAGGGCGGTTGCCCTCAGTGATAATCAGCACGACCACACTCTTAAACAGTTGGATCTGCCACCGGACTTTGTGCTGGTGGATGCCACGGCCCTACTTCTGCACGATACGGGGAACGGAACCGTGGAGATTCCCCTCCCTGCCGGCCTGGTCGTCGCAGCATTCGAAAATCGGACGGGCCAACGGAGGTATGGCGTGATCACCATTTGAAGGTGAGCGAAGTCGCCAGAAATATTTTTTAGCCGCTAAAAATGGCTCAGACATTTCTGATTTTAAGGGCGCCGAGGCGCCCATTTTTTCATCCGGAGTTCGATCCACGCATCGACGCCGTAAAAACAACTAGCTGTTCGACCTGGTACTTTCCGCCCAATTACCGATGCACTGTCAATCAAAACTACAAGAATCCCCATCAAAATAAAGAGCAGTTAGCCTTCAAAATTACAATATTGAGTATAAAAGCTTTCGATATATCGAATAGTAAATGTTCGCTTAGCGAACTGATTTTACCCAATGTCGTGCGCTCCGCGTAAGCGGGTGGCACGTTTCACCTCAGAACGCATTTACGTTTTTACGTAAAACCGTCTTACATCTAAACAAACCATTAATGGGTCCCTTTCAGAAATAAGACCTCGGTATAATAATATTGCACCATGCCATCAGCTTTGGAAACGGACTGCGCGCCCTGCACACAGGCCCTCCCCCGCTCTACCAAGACGGTATAGATTGGTATTACAGGAAACTTCCGGACCTGAGCAGCTGCAGAAATTAGTGTTTGACAAAATAAAATTGGAATCCGTAAAGTGCGCAAATTCTGACCTGCCAACAAGGAGCCATTGAAATGGACGAACGCACTGTTACGACAGCCCGAGACATCATAGAAGAGGTCGCCAAAGTTATTATCGGACTAAGCGTATCGGTGGGCGCAAGGCCCTTAGATGAAGATGAAAGCGGTGGAGTTGTAGCAACGATGGTTTGGTCAAGCGATCGTTTGCTGGAGTGCTCCAGCAAACTTGGAGCGGTTTTCAATCAGCCCGGCAAAGAACTTAGTTGATCAAATAATTGTCGCTGCCGACTGAGCGGAAGTTCGCGGAGCCGGTCGAAGATCAACTGATCGACCGACGCCGCGGCAGGCCGCAAAGCGTGGGAATAACTGAGTTCCATCACGAAGGAATGGCCGCAAAGCGGATCCAAGCACTGGCAGTAGAGCTTGGCGTACTCCACAGACACGTTCTCTCGCGATCCGATCCGCGCCTTACCGCCACATTCCCTACATGTAATCCGCATTGCATCCCTCCCCAAGGGTGTACGTATGCACACTATTTTGCCACAAGGTGGATTGGTTTCCTCTACTGAGAATTCCTACATCAAGTAGGTGCCACCTCAATAGCGACCTCCCTCCACGCAAACCTACGGTTCGCCCTCAATGTGTCATTTAGCTGATTGAACAACTGACAAATCGGTCGAATCTCGTTGCTGGTGTACACACGATCGATCTTCTCAATGTCCCCAAACCCGCCGCTGTTTTCCGGGATGATTCCGGCCAGAGCTGGGTTCATACGCCACGCCGCGATCACGTCATTGCGCGTGATGTTCTTCACCTTCTCCAGTTCGTCCTTGGCCTGGAAGTCCCCCACGGGGATGATCTGGATGGCGTTTTCCTTGCCGTTGGGGATGTTGACGAACATCGAGCGGAAGTTGCCCACGCCCTTGCTGGCGCTGATTTGTGCTCGAAGGTTCTCTTCGTCTTCTTCGGTCAGGTCCGGGTCGTTGGTGTAGAAGATGTAACCCGCGTGCGCGCCGTTGCTGTAGTAGCGCCGGCGGAACAGGGTTGCGGCTTCGTTGAGCAACAGTGCCTGCAGGCCGCCCAGGTAGTCGGGGACGCCGTAGATGTTTTGTTCCACGTCATAGTCCAGGACGTGTTCGATTTCGTCCTGGTGGAAGTCCATGTACTTGCTGTCTGGCAGCAGCATCCTGAAACCGCCATCGACTTTTACCCGCATGTTGATCGCCGGTAGGTGCTGCATCTCCAGCACTTCGCCAAAGGCGTTGGTATCACGATAGAAATACGCCTCCCCGAACACCATGTAATCCAGGCTCGCACGGCCCATGGTTTGAGTGCTACAGCCCTCAGACGGGATGAATTCACGCAGCAGCAGGTTGCGCTTGAACTTGGGGATGGCGCCGTGGTGCGCGTTGGCGCGCAGCAGCTTGGCCAGGCCCGCCCGTGATACCGGCGGCTTGTAAATTTCGCCGTCGTCGCTGAGAAATACCCCCAGGTACTCGCCGATGTTGCCGGACAGCACCTGTTCCGGTTCCCCGAAGGTGAACGCCCGCATGGGTTGTGGCTGTTGTACCTGCCGGCTGGCTTTGGGCTTTCTGTGTCGTGGCTTGGGCATTGTTTCCGCTCGTGACGTAGCGGCTACGGCGCCGCTTGTTGGTATTGAGGGGTTCGTTGGCCAGGGCGTGCATAACCGCCCAGGCGATATCGGCGTGGCCGGTGGCGTCGGTGCGCGAAGCGCTGTAGGTAACCTGGCCGCTGGTGGTGGTGCCGCGCTTGATGGTCAGGAATGCCTGAGCGATATCGGTCCAGCCGGCGTCCCACTCGATGCGACTGCCCTGGATCGTGTCCTGGGCCTTGAGCACCAAGGTATTTTTGGTCTCAAGGCTGTAGTGGATCGGTGTGGCCTTCGCGTAGAAGTCTCGCACCAAATCGAACACGCCGTAGCCCACACCAGTGATGTCGATCCCGATGTGTTGCACGTTGAAACGCTCTGTAAGCTTTTTGACCTGGGCCGCTTGGTACGTGAACGAATGGCCCCGCCAGCTGTGTTTTTCCAGGATGCGGAATTTCGCCCCTGGTTCCAGTGGCGGGGCGACCACCACGCAGGTGGCGTCGTCTCGGGTGCGGCTCGGATCGTAGCCAAGCCAAACAGGGCTGTTACCAAACGGCCGATCCAGATCCGGGTTGTAGTCCTCCCACAACGACAAGTCGGAATAGCAGCGCTCCAGATCCTTGAGCCCGAACGCGCTTTGGCTGCTGTCGATGAACTTGCACATGAACAGCTGCTGGAATTTGTCGTCTTCATACTCCAACTGCAGTTGTTCCAGGTTGAACAAGTTGCAGCCGCCGGCAAGTGCATCCAGGACAGTGATGATCTTGCGCCAGTGCCCATCCGGGCAAAGCACGCCAGCTGCGATCTGTTCGTCACTGGGCCACGGTTTTTTGGCGTCTTTGTGCTTGCCGTTACGGAATTTTTCCCCTGTCCAGAACGGGTACGCCTGATGTGAGACGGCACTGGGCGTTGAAAAGTAGGTTTTGCGCCACTTGAAGTGAGTGCCCATGGCGCTGGCGGTGTTGTTCAGCTTCTCAAAGTCGCGGATCCAGAAGTATTCATCGACGTAAACATGGCCGTGATAGCCCTGCGCAGTGGCCCCGTTGGTGCTGAGAAAGCGCAGCTCGGCCCAGGGTTTGCCATCTTTGCTGAGCACTATCGGGTTGCCGGTTAATTCCAGGCCGAACCACTCTTGGGCAAAGGCGATGATGTAGCTTCGGAAAATTTCGGACTGGGCACGGCTGGCAGACAGAAAAACCTGGTTGTCACCAGTGAGCACCGCGTCCATGAAGGCTTCGCCGGCGAAGTAGTAGGTCAATCCCACCTGGCGACTTTTCAGAATGTTGCGGATCCGCATCGTTAGCGGATTCTGTTTGGCGGCGAACAGCTCCTTCTGGTAGTCGTACATCTTGCTGATGAACTTATCCAGAAAATCGACTTCGGTAAGTTCGCTGACGTCGTTCTTTACCTTCTTTTCTTTTTTTCGTCCGCCACCCTCGCCACGGCCGGAGCGCTCCCCACGCGCGCCCTGGCGGCGTTCCTGCGGTTCGCTGCCTGATTCCCCGCCCGGCGCCGGCGACGGCTTGATCGCTTGCTTTAACAGGCGCTCGCGCACCGTGGTCAGCCGGTCCAGCTCGTTGAGTTCGTCTTTGGTTAGGCTGCTGGCTTTGTCCAGGAGCAGAGTGATTCGCCGGCCGACTGCGGTCAGCGGTTCTTCGTCCGACAGCATGTCCTCCCAACCGCCCTGGCGTATCCAGTAGTAGACGATGCGGATGTTGGGCAGGTTGAGCTGCGCCTGAATTTCCTTGGCCTTACAGCGGCGCAGAAACAGACGTTTAGCGGCTTCTTTAACTTCGGTCGAGTAATACATGGGCCGCAGTCTATGCGGCGAAAACGCTGGAAACGCGGGGTTAAATTCCGTGATCCACCTATATCGCGGATATAGGAGAAACGCGCATTGGAACCGTTTGTTTGGGCCTTGGCGGCTCCCTATCGTGGCGGCTCATTCAGTGATTGAGCGCAGTCAAACCCATGCCCCGTTCCCTTGTTTCGTTCTGGAAACGTGTCGCCACCAGCGGACCTACCGTTGATGGGCGCGTGATCCTTCCCCAGGAACTGCGCGACATCGCTGAAACCTACAAGCCGTCCTTTTACACGGCGGTGATCTGGTGCGACCACGAGCGTTTGCCGGGCTCCCACGGCACCGTTTTCGCCGTGCGCCTGGTAGAAGAAGCCGACGACCTGGAACCGGGCGAAGTAGCACTGGAAGCGCAATTGAAGCCGAACGATCGCCTGCTGTACCTGAATGACCAGGGCCAGAAATTGTTCAGCAGCATTGAAATTACACCCGACTTTCGCGGTAGCGGCAGGGCGTATCTGACGGGGCTCGGTGTTACCGATCAGCCCGCAAGCGTTGGCACCCAGGAACTCTACTTTTCTCACAAGAACAACCGCGCCTCTTACTTCACCGCCTCGGTCGAACTCGGCCGGCTGCAGGACGGTATCTCAAGCACCGCCGAAACCGGACTGATCAAAGCCTTGACCGGCTTCTTCAAGCGTTTCGCTGCTGATGCGTTGCCCGCCGAAACCACTCCCCCCCAAACAGAGAGCAAACCCCCAATGGATGAAGCTACCGCAACGGCCCTTAAAGCCCTGCTGGAGCAGCTGCTTGTCGTCGCTGCTGGCATTCAGGCTGTGATTGAACCCGCCGCCGCAGATGCACCAGAACCCGAACAGGCACCAATCGACGACGTGAGCGCGGCAGTAGACGAGATCGTTACTACGGCCGAAGAAGAACGTGAGTTCCGCCGTGTCGGTGGGTCGAACAAGGCCGTTCTGGTTCAGCTGGAGAAGCTGCAAAAGCAGTTTTCCGCCCTGCAGAACACCTCGGCCGGTCGCCAGTTGCCACGCAACCCCGGTCCAGTAGCCGCCCCACGACGTAAGGTGCTCTGACATGGCCCAGCCATTAAGCGCCCGTGGCGCCAAACAGTATGCCGAGCTGCAAGAAGCGATGGCCGAAGCGTACGGCGTCGAGCGATCGAGCCGCATGTTCAGCGTGGAACCGACGATTGCCCAGGAGCTGAACGACGCAATTACCGCGAAAGCCGACTTCCTGGAACGTATCAACGTCGTCCCTGTAAGTGAGATCAAGGGCGAAAAAGTCTTTATCGGTGTGAATGGCCCGGTCACTGGCCGCACCAACACCAAGACAACCGACCGCGAAGCCAAGGACGCATCGGCGCTGGATAACACCCAATACGAACTGGCTGATACCCAGTCAGACGTTGGTCTTCCGTACGCCAAAATCGACGCCTGGGCGAAGTTTCCCGACTTCAAAGAGCGCTATTCCGCCGCAGTGCAGAAGCGTATCGCACAAGATCGGATCGTTATCGGCTTCCATGGCACTCACGCCGCTGTTGATACTGATTTGGAGAAATTCCCCAAGCTGCAGGACGTGAACAAGGGCTGGCTGCAGCAACTGCGCGAACAAGCCCCGCAGCAGGTGCTAAAGGAGGGTGCTAAAGGATCAGGCAAGGTCATGCTTGGTGCCGGCGGTGACTACATGAACCTCGACGCCCTGGTGCACGACACCAAGCAGATGGTGGACGAGATCCTGCGCGAAGACGGCGACCTGGTCGCGATCATCGGCACCGACTTGCTCGCTTCCGACAAGGCCAAGCTGTACACCAAGCAAGGGGACACGCCGACCGAAAAAGAGCGCATCGAAAACGCCCAGGTCATTGCGACCTATGGCGGTCTGCCGGCTTTCAGCGTGCCGAACTTCCCGGTCAACGCGGTGCTGGTCACCAGTTGGGACAACCTGTCGATCTACTACCAGGACACCAGCTGGCGTAAGCAGACAATCGAGAACCCGAAACGCTCCCGCGTCGAGGACTACAACAGCCGCAACGAAGGCTACGTGATCGAGCAGCTGGAAAAGATCGCGTTCACTGAAAACGTTGAATTGGTGGCGGCGTGAGTCTGGCCCTGGCGCACAAGCGCCGCACCCTGGCCATGGGCAGCACTGCAGTAGCGGCGATGTCCGCTGCTGCAAGCTTGGCCTATTCGCCGGCCGATGCACTGAGCAGTCCTGCCAATGCTCGCAAGCACTTGCTGCTGCAGGAAGCGGCGTTGGACCAGGACCTGGAGCGAATCAGCGCTATCAATGGCTTGGCCGGGCGCCAGGCACTCAAGCGCGAAGAGCTGCTGCCCAAGTACCAGGAATACGTCCAGCGCTACTGCGAGTCGAGCCTGAACTTCCCTAACCGCGTTGCGGTGCAGGTCATGGTTTGGCTGTTCGATACGGCCCAATTCGATGACGCCCTGGAGTTAGCGGACTTCCTGATGGAACAGGGGCAGCAGATGCCGGAGCGTTTCAAGCGCCGCGACATCCAGACCTTTGTGGCCGACGCCGTGTGTGAATGGGCCTATGCGGAATACAACGCCAGCCGCAGCCCTGAACCCTATCTGTCCGACCTGCTGCCACGTGTTGACGGCGAGTGGACGCTGACCGAGCAGATCCCCAGCAAGTACCACAAGTTGATTGGTATGCGCGCCATGGAGGCAGAGCAGTGGGATATCGCGCTCAAGCATTTGGAGCGCTCCACTGAGCTTTATGCCCAGGCCGGCAACAACACACGCATCAAACAGGTCCGCAGGGCCTTGGAAAAACAAGCGGCTGCTAACCCGGCCTCCGAATAACCGACTACCCCCCCCAGCGGGGACCTGTGGAAGTGAGCCGCCCATTTATGGACCGTCCCACTGAAAACAGGCTCCCCGCCCTATTTGAGCGGCCAGCAATGAGCTTTTCCGGGAAACCCACCACCTTTGTGGAACTGACGATCGAAAATGACGGCTTCTGGCCTGACCTTTCCGTGACCGAGTTTCAGAAAGAACAACGCGTGCCGGCGGAGTACCTGGTAGAGCTGCTGGTCGACACACTGAAAAGCGCCATGTTCGAAGTGAACACCGACCTGGCCCGCGTGAAAGCGAAGCTGCAGACGGCAGGGGTATCGAACCTGCAGGCAGCGGCCGGTGTGGCCACCCCGGCAGGATCGGCTTACGCCTATAAGGTCACGCTCTATAAACGCGCTGTCTACAGCCGTGCCAAGGGCAATTCACTGCCCCAGTTTGCCACCGTGACCCGCCGCGAAAGCGCGGAAAACACCGGCAAAGAAGCGCCAGAGCGTGCCGAAACCTTCCTGGCTTTCAGCCAGCAGGCCGTGCGTGCCCTGCAGGGCCGCGGCCGCATTACGGCGTCGTTGCAATGATCCAACTGCAGGCGCTGACCGCCTACCTGATGGCCCGTAACTTGGTGCCGCCTGAGCTATTCGACAGCTGGACGGAGCAGGTCAGCCTTGAACTGATCTGGAAGCCCGACCGCGACGGCCTGCACATGGCTGACATGCGCTACCGCGCTGTGTTCTCCCTCGAGCGCTTCACCGGCAACCCGGCGCGACTGATGGCCCTGGTAGGCAGTTGGCTGGAAAACCATGATCCCGATCGGGACCGCCACGAATTGCCGGCGCCGCTGTTCGCAGTTGAACCCCTCGACCAGGATAGCTTCGATGTAGACCTGTCCCTGGAATTCATCGAGCCGCAATACCTGGCCGAAGATCCCGCCGGCGAGATTGAGGCGTTCGGCAAAACCTGGGCGTTCGTCCCCTTCGATCTGTGGGTAGCTGAGCAAGGCGAGGTGGGCAGCGATGGCCGCTAATCCGCTCGCCCTCGATATCAGGGGCATGGTCAACGTCGACGCCCAGCTGGCGTTGCTTGAGCTGCCGCCCCAGTTGCGCCGGCGACTGCTGAACAACGTGACCAAGCGCGTGCGGACGATGAGCCGTAAGCGGGTACGCGAACAAAAGAACCTGGACGGCACGCCGTTCGCTGAGCGCAAGGGCTCGGCCAAGGGCAAAAAGAAGATGGAAGCCGGCCTGGCCAAACTGCTGCAGGTGACCCGCGTCAGCTCCGACGAAGCCGAGCTGGGCTGGAAAAACGCCCTGACCCGCTGGGTCGCCGCGCAGCAGCACAACGGCGTCAGCGAGCGACGTACCGCCGCGCAGATGCGGCGCTGGAACAAAGTCCCCCCAGGCATCGCCTGCACCGACAAACAGGCCAAGCGTCTGCGTCGGTTGGGCTTTCGTGTCCGCCAGAAAGGCAAGAAGGCGCTGGCCAGGCCGTCCGTGGCCTGGATTCAAGAGCATGTGAACTACGCCAAGGCCGGCTTGCTGATCCGCATTTTGAACGACGAACGAACCGAAACAACGGGCGCGCAGAGCTGGGATATAACCCTGCCAAAACGCCAGTTCCTCGGTGTGGAGAGCGGAAACGAAACCCGCGACCTGGTTAACCAGGTGTTCCAACAAATCCTTAATTCACCCCGCTAACGAGGCACACCATGGCACTTGGCAAGGTCAGCGTTAACAATCTCAATCTGGGCCAAGGCGCCGTGACTGAGATCGAGCGCTATTTTCTGTTCATCGGCCCCGGCCCGAAAAACGCCGGCAAATTGATCGCCCTTAACACCGACAGCGACCTGGATTCCCAGTTGGGCCTACCGGCCAGCGATCTGAAAACCCAAGTCACGGCCGCACGCTTAAACGGTGGCGATCGCTGGGCGTGCCTGGCAGCGCCAATCGGCCCCGAAGGCGACTGGCAAACAGCTCTGGAGCAGTCCCAGCAACAAGGTTTTTCTGTCGAGGCTGTGGTTATCACCCAGCCGGTGACCAAGGGCGCTGAACTGTCAGCGATGCACGACGCCGCGATTGCGCTCGGCAACGTCTATGGGCGCCGGGTTTTCGTAATGGCGGCCACACCTAGCCCGACACCGCTGCAGAGCTGGTCGGAATACCTGGTGGACCAGAAAGCCATCGTGGACGGTCTTGCCGCTCCCCGTGTGCTGGCCGTTCCTCAATTACACGGCAATGACCTGGGCGTGTTGGGCGGTCGTTTGGCTAACGCTGCAGTGAGCATTGCAGACAGCCCCATGCGAGTGGCAAGTGGTGCCGTCTTGGGCCTGGGGCCGGTGCCTTTGGACAAGGAAGGTATTCCTTTGCCGTCCTCGATCCGCGCCGAGCTGGATAAAGCCCGCTTCTCCGTTTCACAGACCTATCCCGATTACCCAGGCGTGTACTGGGGCGACGGCAACATGCTGGACACGCCGGCCAGCGACTACCAGGTGATCGAATATCTGCGTCTTTCAGACAAGGCGGCGCGCCTGGTGCGGCCGCTGCTGATCCGGCGCGTAGCCGATCGCCGTTTGAACAGCACCGCCAACAGCATGGCTGTGAACGTCAACGCGCTGATGGCTCCACTTCGCAGGATGGCCAAGTCGGTCAAGTTCGCCGGCGAGGTGTTCCCGGGCGAGATCGAATCGCCGAAAGACGGCGACATCGTGCTGACCTGGAAGAGCAAAACCGCCGTTGAGGTGTACATAAAAATCAAGCCCCACAACTGCCCGAAAGACCTCACGGCGAACATCGCCCTGGACCTTTCCACCGACGATTCGGAGTAACTACCCATGTCACGTATTGGCGGCAAGAACTTCGACGTGAACCTGGGCGATCTGCAGGTCCACGTCGAGAGCTGCACCCTGGATATCACCGACAACAGCAAGACCGCGCAAACCCGGGGCGTGCCTGACGGCTACGTTGACGGCGACGTGGCGGCAGCGGGCGAGATGGAATTGGACTCCACCAACTTTGCCCTGGTCGTCGAGGCGGCACGCACTGCAGGCAGCTTTCGCAAGCTTGAAGCCTTCGACGTCGTGTTCTTCGCCAAGGCCGGCGACGACGAGCTGCGCATTGAAGCGTTCGGCTGCAAGTTGAAGGTGTCGAGCCTGTTGAACATCGACCCCAAGGGCGGCGAAAAGACCAAGCACAAGGTGCCGTTTGAGGTCACCAGCCCGGACTTTATCCGTATCAACGGCGTGCCGTACCTGGATGCCACTGAGATTGAGGGCATTAGCTGATGGTCTGCCCGTTCGATCGCGCCCAAGCCCTGGAACAACGTCAGCGGGACCAGGCTATCAACGCCCAGTTGGCCCAGGCCCGGCGTGAGTCAGCGGGCCCAAGCCTTACTCACTGCCAGGAGTGTGACAACGAGATTCCGGCAGCGCGCCAGGCGCTCGGTGGCAAGACCCGCTGTGTCCCGTGCCAGTCCTTTTTCGAAAAAGGAGTGCAGCGATGAGCACGAATCAGGCGGCCCAGGACACCGCCATCGCATTGGCAAAGGCGTCGCCTGCGATCGGTGTTGCGGCCACTGGCGCGACAGGGACCGTCGATTGGTCGGCTGTCGCCTACATGCTGACTGCCATTTACATGGTGCTGCAGATCCTGCTGTTGGTTCCCAAGTATCGCCAAATGCTGCGCGACTGGAAGGTGAAGCCATGAGCCTGCGCGGCAAGATCGCCGCCGGCGCCATTGCGCTCTGCAGCTCCACGCTCGTGGTGTTCCTGGGCACCTGGGAGGGCAACGGCCAGAACACCGTGTATGCCGACAAGCTCGCCCGTGGTCTGCCAACCGTATGCAAGGGCATCACCCGCCACACCAGTCCGTATCCGGTGGTGGTGGGTGACTACTGGTCGGACGCTCGGTGCAGCGAGGTAGAGCAACTGGTGATCAGCAAAGGCCAACTGCAACTGGCCGACTGCATCACCAACCAGGACGTGGGCCAGAACACTTTCGACGCCCTGAGCAGCCATGGCCACAACTTCGGTACGGCCAGCACCTGCGCCAGTCGCGCCGTGGGCCTGATCAATGCCGGCCGCATCAAAGAGGGCTGTCAGGCCCTGGCCTGGGCGCCTGACGGCAAAACCCCGGTGTGGGCCTTCGTCACCACCGCCCAGGGCAAAAAGGCGTTTATCCCTGGCCTACACGCGCGCCGTTTGGCGGAAGTGGCTCTGTGCGAGACGGGCCTGTGATGCGCGAAGGCACTTTCATCCTGGTGCTGTGCCTGGTGGCCTGGTTCGGCTTCGATCTTCTGCAGGGTCAGCGCGACATCGCCCGTAGCGAGCGTGACGCCGCGCTGTTCGAAGCCAGCGGCCTGCGCGAAGCAGCGCGTATCAGCGGCGAGATGCTAGCCGAGCGTGACGCCATCGACCTTCAACGCACCCAGGAACTGAACGATGAACGCACCGAAAACGACAGTCTGCGCCGCGCTGTTGACGCTGGCCTTAACCGGTTGCGCCTCAACGCCACCTGCAGCGCCCGAGCCACCCAAACGGCCAGCACCAGCGGCGTGGCTGATGCAATTACCCCCGAACTCACAGCAGACGCTCGACAGGATTATTTCACCCTCAGAGATCAGCTTGCCCTCAGTCGGCAAATGATCCTGGGCCTGCAGGACCACGTGCGCCGGGTTTGCCTGCGCTGATTCACCACTTTCTAAACCTAACGGAGCAACACAGTGACTGACAAACGCGACATCACCCTGGAAGTAGGCGACAAGGAATTCACCTTCGAGCTGACCCCGCAAGACGTCACCAAATACTTCAACGCCGTGACCCAGACCAACAAGGTTTCGCCGGCCAACAATCTCCTGGTAACCACCGTCAAGCAGGAAGAACGCGCCAGTCTCAAGGCCCAGTTGGGCAACCCGGTACTGGTCATGCAACTGGCCGGCGCGCTCCTTGAGGAGTACGGCCCGGACGTTGAAATCACCGTAAAAAAGCCCTCGACCACGCCGAACGACTGACCGAAAACGGCCTGGGCCAACTGGTGGCCCTGGCCGGTCGCTGGCTACCTGGTGCCGAACCCACCGCCGAGGTGATGGGAACGGCCAAATGGCTAGAGGACGAGCACTGGCGGCGGATGGAAATTGCCATCGCCAACGGTATCGCCCATGCACTCAACGGATAAACATCGATGACCGACCGTAGCGCCCGCCTGGCCTTCATTTTGAGCCTGACCGATAAGGTCACAGCCCCTATGGGCAAGGTGAAGACGAGCTTTTCTGACTTGGCCCAACAGGGCCAAAAGAACATCACCCAGATGGGTCTTGGCCTGGCTGGGATGGTGGGCGCCGGTGTGGCCATCACCCAATCACTGGAACCAGCCCTGGAGATGAACCGCGCCCTGGGCGAAGTCCGATCGCTGGGCGTGGCCGAAGATGCGCTGAACGCACTGAATCGCAAGTCCCTGGAGTTCTCCGTCGCTTATGGGGAGAACGCCCGGGATTTTGTCGCCTCGGCGTATCACATCGAAGGCGCCATTAAAGGGCTGGTGGGCAATCAACTGGCGACGTTCACTAACGCCAGCGACGTGCTCGCCAAGGCTACCAAGGCCGACGCGGAGACCATGGGCACCTACGTCGGCACCATGTACAACCTGTTCAAGGGCCAGGCCGACGCCATGGGCAAGGGCCAGTGGGTTGAAACACTGGCCGGCCAAACTGCCACCGCCGTGCAACTGTTCCGCACCAGTGGCGAGCAGATCGGTGAGGCATTCAAAAGCGCCGGTGGCCTGGCCAGTACCGCCGGTGTGCGCCTGGCCGAACAAATGGCCGTGTTGGGCACGTTGGGCGGCACCATGGACGGCGGGGAGGCCGGTGGCCTCTACAAGTCGTTTTTTGAGAACGTCAGCGGCGCATCGGAAAAGCTCGGCATGTCCTTTGTCGACCAGCAGGGTAAGTTGCTGCCAATGATGAACATCCTGGACAAGCTCAAGGGCAAGTTCGGGGATCTGTCGATCGAGGCCAACGGCAAGCAGCTACGCGACGCCTTTGGTGGTGAAGCGGCCCGCCTGATCACCACCTTGATGGGCGACACCGGCCGCTTGAAAAACGGCATGGAACAGTTGGGCAATGTGCGCGGCCTGGAGAACGCCGAGCGTATGGCCAAGAACATGGTGGACCCGTGGCAACAGTTCGGCGCCGCTGTGCAGGCCCTGCGTGTTGCCTTCGGCCAGTCATTGATCCCGATCCTGGCGCCGCTGATGGATCGCCTGGTGGGGATCGCCAGCACGCTGACTCGCTGGACCCAGCTGTTCCCCAACATTACCCGCGTGATCGGCATCGCCACGTTGGTGGTGTTCGGCATCATCGCCGCCATGTCCTTGCTCACTTTGACCGTGGGTATGTCGAAGATGGTCTGGTTGGGCTTGGTCACGGTGTGGAAAGTGCTGACCATGGCCGGCCTGCGCACTATCGCCATGTTCCTGTACCACACCGTGATGGTGATCGGCTTCGTGGCCGGCCTGGTGCTGATGGTCGCCTGGATGGGCCTGGTTAAGGGCGCCATGCTGCTGTGGCAAGGCGCTATCTGGTTGGTTAACACCGCATTGCTGGCCAACCCGGTGACCTGGATCGTGATCGGCATCGTTGCCCTGGTCGCGGCCGTGGCGGCGGCAATCATTTACTGGGACCAGTGGACGAGCGCGCTACTCAACAGCGAGGCGTTCAAATGGGTCAGCGGCCAACTGACCGCTTTGTCTGACTGGTTCGACTCGATGGGTGGTTGGTCTGCCATGGCCAGCGCCGCCTGGGACGGCATCGTCAGCATCTTTAAGCAGGCCATCAATGGCTTGATCGAGATGTTGAACAAGATCCCCGGCGTGAACATTGAGGCGGCGTTTGGTGACATGCCGGCGGCGCCGGAGTTGCCGACGATCAGCGCGCCCCAGGTCGAGACGCCGTTGTTACCCCAGTTGGTAAGCGCTCCCCAGCAACCCATCCAGGCGCCGCCCCTGATGCTGTCTGCTACGCCAAAGACACCGGCGCCGGCAATGCCAACACTCAACGCGCTGCAGCCCCAGGCCCAAGCGCCGGCCCTGGTGCTTGCACCCGTACCGAAGGCCCCTGCGCCGATCGCCCAGCCACTGACCGCGCCCGAAGCCCCACGTACAGCGCCCGCCTTAGTGGCCGCGCCTGCATTAAAAACGCCAGCGCCGATCGGGCCGCAGTTGAACGTCCCGCAGCCAACCCAGCCGCCGGCCCTGGTCACCGCATCTAAACCGACCGAAAAGGCCGAGCAAAGCCAGCAACGGATCAACAGCGCAGTGACCAGCCTCTCACCGAAACGGCCGGACGCGGTGCCCCGTGGCGGCCTGCTGGCCAGCATCCAGAACAACAGCCAAACCCAAAACAAGGGCACGCATGTGGAGAACGTCAACATTCACACCGGTAAACCGATGAACCCGCTGGAGCTGGAAGGCATGTTGGCCATGGCGGTGGGTGGATGAGCGAATACATCGACTTGCTGATCAGGGACAACGACCTGGTTCTGGACCCATCGCGTCAGCCCTTGCTGATCGAGGACCGAGCCAGCATCGCCCAGGACATCGCGCACATGATCCGCGAGAGCGGCTTGCTGGTCACGCTGGTAGCCGAGCGCAGCAAGTTGCGTCAGCGCGACTGCATCCAGCAGTTGGAATTGCTGGTGGAGGCCGATGCACGCCTGGTACCGGGAACAGCACTGATTAAACAAGTGGAGTCTGGCCGGTATCTGGTCACGGCGAAAACACTGAAATTTGGCGACTTCGAGGTGGCTTTGTGACCGACGTCGATTTTAAACAGGCGCTGGCGGACGGCGGCATCCCGGTCACTGAGGAAGGCTTGCGCCAGGCGTGGGAAAAGGAAGTCGCGGCCCAGGACAGCAAGCTGAGCAACACCAGCGCTTACTCACCGTTCTGGCGGGTGATCACCGCTCTGGTGACCAAGCCGGTGCTATGGCTGATCAACTTTGTTAGCGGCACGGTCCTGCCCAACTTCTTTGTCAAAACCGCCCGCGACAAGTGGCTGGACATGCTGGCCTGGGCGGTCAACGTCGAGCGAAAAGGTGCGACCAAGGCAAAGGGAATGCTGTTGTTTACCCGTGATGTCGCCGGCGGCGTGCTGCAGCTGCCGGCCGGCATTCAGGTGCAATCAGCCGCGATTAACGGCCACGTTTATCAGTTGGTCACTACCCAGGCGGTGACCTTTGCCGATGGCGTTCTGCAGTTGGAAGTCCCCGCAGAGGCGCAAGAGGTCGGCAGCGGCTACAACTTGGCCCCGGGTTACTACGCCATTTTGCCCGTGCCCATTGCTGGCATCGTCCAGGTGGTGAACACCGATGGCTGGCTGATTGCACCAGGTGCAGATCCTGAGCCCGACGATCAGTTGCGTTTGCGCGTGCGCAATCAGTTTTCGGCGGTCAATCAATGGCACACCGACGCGGTGTACCGCGCCATGATCGCGGCCTTTCCAGGTGTGCGGCCGGACGGCGTTTACTTCCTGCACGGCGCACCTCGGGGCCCAGGCAGCGCCAATGCCTACGTGTTGTTTGAAGCTGACGTGCCGGCAGCGACCTACCTGGAGCAAATCAACGCCCACATCCGCGACCAGGGCAACCATGGCCATGGCGACGATTTGTTGGTGATGGTGATGCCCGAAACCCAGCACGCACTGCGTGTGTCCTTGTGGCCTCGGCCCGTCTTGACGAGCGAGCAGCGCACCAAGCTGCAGGCCGAGGTCGATCAATTTATTCGTGCAGCCTTCCGTGAAAGTGGAACCGGTGACTACCAGCCGACCCTGACTTATCCGCAGGCGCGCTTTTCTTTCAGCCGCCTGGGCGAAGAACTCCACCAGCAGTTCAACGGCATTGAGTCGCTGCACTTCGACAATGACGACATCGTGTCTGAGCTGACCATTCCCCGCATTAGCAGCCTGCAGGTGGTGTTGCCATGATCAAGCTCGGTTTGCCGTTCTGGCTCGATGGCCCGCAGTTGGCCAAGTTGAAAGCCGCTGCGCAGTCCTGGTGGGAAAAGGTCGAAGGCTGGTTGCAGTGGCCACTGCTGCAGATGGACGCCGAAACCTGCCATCTGACCGTTCTTGATTTGCTGGCCTGGCAGCGGGATATCACCCGCTTCAAGGACGAGCCAGAAAGCCTGTACCGCCTGCGAGTCAAGTTCGCCTTTCTCAATGCTGTCGACGCCGGCAGCACGGCAGGACTCAAGCGCATTCTGCAGCGCCTGGGCGTGGGCTACGTCGAGATCGACGAACGTATGGCAGATCGGGATTGGGACGTGGTGCTACTGCGCCTTTCCGACTCGCAGCTTTCGCAGAACCCCGAGCTGCTGCGCGTGCTGATTCAACAATACGGCCGCACATGCCGGCGCTATGACTTCGTGACCATCACCCCCGTATCGCTGCGCATCGTCGCGGTGGACTTCAACGACGATCAGCAAACGCTGATCGCCAGCCTGTAGGAGCCCCAATGGGAGCCAGTATTACCCTTGCAGGTGAAAGCCTGATCGCCCAGAAACTGGGCTCTAAAGAGCGCCTCGATGTTGTGCGCTTTGTGTTCGCCAATGTGCCTGGCCTGGACCCGAACGCGCCGGTTGATCGTGGCGCCGCAAAACCGCCGGCAGCGCAGGTTGTGCACACCTACGCGATCCCGCTTCAGAACATCGGTTTTGTGAACCCTAACCAGGTGGTCTACAGCTCGATGTTGGGCAGTGATATTGGGGACTTTGACTGGAACTGGATCGGCCTGGAAACCGCCGAGAACGTGCTGCTGGCCGTGGCCTATGTGCCGCTGCAGCAGAAGCGCAAGAATATTCCCCCGCTGCAGCTGGGCAACAACGTTACCCGCAACATCCTGGTGGTGTTTGACGGAGCTCAGGCACTGACCGGCATTACCATCGATGCCAGCACCTGGCAGCATGACTTCACGGTGCGCCTCAAAGGTATTGATGAGCGTGAGCGTCAGAGCAATCGCGACATCTATGGGCGCGCCTGTTTCTTCGGTACTTCGTTTCAGGTGGAGAAAGTTGGCCAGGGATATCAGCTTGTGCCAGGTCTGGCCTATATCGAAGGGGTGCGCATCCAATTAGCCGGTTCGCTGCCGTTGGCTCTTCCTGCAGTGCCAGCCCCTGTTTGGCTACACGTCGCGCTGCGCCGAGAACTAAACGATGTGGTGGCGACTTGGAAAGTGGTTTTTGAGCCTAACCAGGTCGACTACGTGGACAGCGCCGGCACTCAGTATTTTTGTATTTCTTTGGCGTATATCACCAGTACTGCAATCACGGACCACCGGACGGTTGAGCCGATTACCGAGCCTCTGATTCAGTACCTGGCTGCGCGCAACGGCGACTATCAGCACTTGCGGGCCCGAGCGACCACCAAGGACGATGTGGGACTGGGCAATCTCCCCAACGCCATCAGCGACGATGACACCACCAGTAGCAGCTTGATTCTGGCGACTACCAAGGCGGTCAACATAGTTCGTTGGGCGCTGCAGGAGGCGATCAACAAGTTGGTTAGTGGCGTCACGCCTGCCGGTAAGGCAAAGCAGCTGGAAACGGCTCGCAGGCTGTCAGTGAGCGGAGCGGCGACAGGTTCGGCAAAGTTCGACGGCACGGCTGACGCCAGCATTGATTTGACTCTGGCTGACATCGAGGTGGTGCCTGGTAGTTATGCAAAAGTCACGATCAACTCCAAAGGCTTGGTGGTCGGCAGTCAACAGCAGACCTCAGGGGACATACCTAACCTCGATTGGTCGAAGATCAGCAGCGGAAAGCCCACTACCCTTGATGGCTACGGCATCACCAACGCGGTGCCGCTAGGCCACACCGATAAGCGTCCTCAACTCTATGCACCGGTTCCAGGGCGCACCTACACGCATGGGGCGTTGGAAATTCGGGAAGCCCAATTGGTACAGGGCGCTCAAAGCGGATTTGATTATGCGCCACGCATGGTATTTCACTGGGGCGGTATTAACGCCGGTGATTTGGCCATGGCCGTCGGCGGGCAGCTTTGCTGGAACGGCAGCACCATTTGGCATGATGGAAACTTCAATCCGAACACCAAAGCCGACAGAGCTAACACCTTGGCCGGTTACGGCATCACCGATGCCATTCAGGTAGGAGCGTATGGCCTTGCTTCGAATGCGGCCCCCCTAACGTCGATTGATACTATCGGGCTGCCAGGGGGCTTCTACTACTTTGGCGCAGGTTCCACCAGCTTTGCCCAATACGTTGGCTTGGTGAACATTCCCTACGGCAGCGGCAATTACGCTGGGCAGATAGGTTTTGTACAAGGGCTAGCAGAACCTCGGGTATTGGTCCGATCTGTAAGGGATGTCGACAAGGGGTGGACGCCAACGCGTGAGGTCTGGCACACCGGCAACCTGAACCCAAGCACTATTGTGCCTGCCGGTGCCATTGTAGCGTTTGCCGTGAATGCCCCTCCTACCGGTTACCTCAAAGCTAACGGCGCCAATGTATCCAGAGCGATCTACGCGGACCTGTTTGCCCAGATCAATACCTACTATGGCGCAGGAGATGGCGTCTCGACCTTCACCCTTCCCGATTTGCGCGGAGTCTTTGTTCGCGGCGCGGACGACAGCCGAGGGGTTGATCCAGGCCGCGTCTTCGGCACCTTGCAAGGCAGTCAAAACGCTTCGCACAGCCATACCGCCACCAGTGATGTGCAGGGCGAGCACTCCCACGGTATTTGGCCGATCGCACTCAATATTGCCTCCGGTCAAGGCGGCGGTCACTACTCGGTAGGGGCTTCTTTGTCGGCAAATAGCGGCGCTGCAGGCGCTCACAGTCACAACATCACAGTAAACGCATCCGGCGGCGATGAGTCGCGGCCTATCAACGTCGCGTTTCTGTATTGCATCAAGTATTGAGGTTCAACATGAAGACCAAAACGGTTTACCAAACTAACCAACTGGGCCTTTATGTCGGCCAGACCGAGGCCGAGGAATCGCCCCTGGAGCCCGGCGTTTTTCTGATTCCTGGCGGTTGTGTCGAGACGGCGCCACCGAAGATCCCGGCCAACAAAGCAGCCTGCTGGAGCAACGGAAAGTGGAGCCTTGTTGATTATTTCGACGGCCTCATCGTCTACAGCATCACCACCAGCGAACCGCTGACCATCACCGGCCTGGGGCCAATTCCCAGCGGCTACACCGTGAAAAAACCAGGGCCTGATCAGGCGTGGAAGAATGGCGAATGGGTAGACGATATCGGCGCAATACTCGCCGCGCTGTATGAACAAAAGCTGCAGGAGGTAAACACCGGCTGTAACCGCCATATCGAAGGTGGATTTACCTCCAGTGCATTGGGCGAGCCGCACCGATACAGCAGCCAGATGGATGATCAAATCAACCTGACGGGTATGGTCTTGAGCGGCCTGGATGCCAGTTACGCCTGTTTTGATACCAACCAAGTGAAAGGTTTTCTCCCTCATACAGCGGCCCAGTTGCACCGGGTGAGCCAGGACCTGGTCCGCTTCAAACAAGCGGCGCTGCAGCACGCCGACAATCTCAAGCAAGACTTGGCCACCGCGCTTAAAGACAAAAAGCTCAAGGTGATGAGGGCCATTAAATGGGCGCCGCCAGCATGACCTGGAACGCCGTCACAATGCGATGGCCAGAACAGGCCACCCAATGGATGGGCCAACTGTCAGCGGCCAAGGATCTGGCCAGCACTGAGCAGGCCAGTACCGCCAAGCGCTTGGCGGATCTGGACGGCAAGGCCAGCACCAACCCGGGGCCGGTGGGTGACGCCGCCCAGGGCGCGATCGTTGCCGGCCGTGGCGCATTGGCTGATCAGATGGGCGAGGCCCCGGCGTGCCTGGTGGTGACGCCGTTTCAAAGTGGTATCGGCCAGGGCCGTGGCTACCAGCGTTTCCTGTCGGCACCGAACCTGCTGCAGCAGCTGGCCGGCAAACTGGTGGACGTAAGCGACACCGGTCGGCCGGATGGCCCCCAGTTCGCCCTATGCCTGATGTTCCTGGCCACGCGCTTTGATCAGTTAGCCGAGAGCCTGGCGCGCTTCAATGCGCTGTTGCCCATACCTGACCTGGTGCGAGCCGAGCGCCGCGCACGGCACCTGTCGAAGCTGGAGACTGAAAAGTGGGAGATCCCCGTCGCCGGCACTTTGCCGCGTTGGCAGGCGTTGCCCCTGGAGCGCTGCACCGTGGTCAAGGCCGCGCAGCAATCCATGTCTGGCCAGCTCGCTGTCCTGGAGAGCTACGCGGCCGACAGCTCGCCCATGGCCGACCTTGCCGCGCTGGCAAACCGCAAGGCGGCTCAACAGCAGGGCCGGGATCAGCAGATGGCCGACCTTAAAGCCTCGCTCGCCGGCGGCAACCCTGACAGCAGTATGCGTGCACGCCTCATAGGCCCAGGCAACGCCACCGAGCTGCGCCAGGCGCTGCTGGCCGGTGACGCCCCGGGGCATGAATGGGTGCTGTGTGCCGGCGCGCTCCTGGTGGGATCGGAAAAAGGTCTGAGCTTTGTTCGTGAGTTGGTGGGCCTATGACACTGCTACTGGATGGGCAAGAGGTACGCGGGAAAAATCTCAAGGTCACCGGCAATCTGCGCATCGAGAGCGACGATTTGTCAGGCCAGACAAGCAACACCGACAAGGGGCACAAGGGCTTCAAGCCCAAGACCCTGACGGTCAGCCTGATGATTCCTTTCGTTGACCAGGTGCAACTGCGCGACCTGATGCGCCTGGTAGAAGCAACCGAAGGCGGTGGTCAGCTCAAGACTTACCGTATCGTTAACGACACCGCCGCCGCGTTTGGTATGCGTCAGGTGACATTCACCGAAGGCGTGAGCGCCCGGGAAGACGACAACCTGCGCGGCTGGCTGATCCAGTTCACCCTGACTGAAAAGCTGTCGAACCCTGAGAAAGTCGAGGGCCGGCGATCGGGCAACGCGGTCACCGCGCAGTCCGGCCCAGGCGAGGCAGTGGGTGGCAGCGGCGGCACCGGTGGCGATACCAGCAGCGGGCCGGAGGAACTGACCGGCTTTGAAGCCACGCTGAAAAAGGTGGACGGCTGGCTGGGCGGGGCTAACACATGAAGCTGCACAAAGAGTTGGCCATCAACGGCGTGTCCTACGTCCTGGTCAAAAATGAAGTGCGGCTGGACGCGAAAAGCCCCGGCCGGGCGACATTCACCATTCAAGCCTCGGCGCCGGTCAAGGGGCTGGTAACGCTCGATATCGGCTACAACGGCAACACGCTGCAGCGACACTTCATTGGCTACGTCGAGCGCTCCACCACGGCCAGCAGCACCCAGCAGGTGCTGTTCTGCCGGGAGCTTGCCGCGATCCTGGCCAACCCACTGCCGCTGAACCTGCGTCACGTCGACCTGCGCGCCGTCCTGGTCGAGATCGGCCAGCACACTGGCTTGCGCTTTCGCGTCCCGGAACAGCCGTATGCCAGCGTTAAGGCGCCATTTTTCTACAGCCTGGCCGCCGGCTACCAAGCCATGGACAGCCTGGCCCGGGTTTTCAACATCCCCGACTTTATCTGGCAGCAGCAGGGTGACGGAGAGGTATTTGTGGGCAGTTGGGCCGACAGCTTCTTTGGCGTTCGCTCGCCGCTACAGCTGCCGGTGGAACTGTTCGACGACTACCAGGGCAATCAAAGCGCAATGATTGCAGCCCTTCCCGGGTTGCGACCAGGTGCAACAATCAACCACGGCGAGCGCATCACCAGTGTTGCGCTCATCGACAACCAGATGGCCATCCGATGGACGACGCAATCCGCCGCAGCGTAGAACGACAATTCCCTGAACTCACCGGCGGTTACCATCTGCCACGCTTTGCCCGTGTTGTCGCCGTAGCCGACGCCCCGGCCGGCGCCGGGATCTGCGACGACTTCCGCCCACGCTACGCAGTCGACATCGAGGTCATGGGCCCGGACGGCGAGCCAGACACCAAACTGCCGATCCTGGCCAGTGTGCCGTTGCCTCTGCCCACTGGTGGCGAGGAAATGGGCATCTATGCCTTTCCTGAGGAAGGCACCCAGGTAGTGGTGTGTTTTGCCTACGGCCTGCCGCACAAGCCCTATATCCAGAGCATCCTGCCCCACGGCCTGAGCATGCCCAGCGTGCCGAAGGGTGACCAGGTTTGGCAGCACAGTGAGGCGTGTCAGCAGCGTGTCGACGCCGATGGCAACTGGCTGCGCCAAACGGACGGCAAGATCCGGGACAAGGCGATCGAGCGGGAAGTAGAGGCGATGGGGAACACGGAGACGTTCCAGAATCACACCAGGACGGTGGATGACCATTCCACCGAGTCAGTGGGCGGGATCAAGAAGATCGAGGCGCTGGGCGCGCTGAAACTGCTGTCGGGCGGGTCTGCGAGTTTGGCGGCAGTAGATGATCTGCACCAGGCGACTGGGCGGGACTTGAATCTGGTGGTGGGGCAGAAGCACAACGCTACGGTAGGTGGCAATATGGAGGAAAGGATTGAGGGATTGCGCAAGAGTGTGGCGGCAGTCAGCCAGCGGTTGGTTTCGCCAAAGACCTGGTTAGGATCGGAGGGGGTCAACGTGCTCCAGGTGCTTTGTGATTTGCTCGACCTGGTGCAACAGATGAATGTCCAATTAGCAAATCACACTCACGGCCCTACCCCTGTGCCAGCAAACTCTGCGGCATTCATCGAGAACGCCAATAGTGCTGCCAGCCTGTCTCAGAGGCTTGGAGATATAACGCTATAGTTGTAATGGGTGTATTTAGGTTTCGGATAAGGACGGCTCGGATATTGAATAAGCCTTACTGTTTTTGTCGTATTTTTTGATGAGCGCTCAAGTGTAAAAATAATAATTGTTCAGGCTAGGTGTGCTCCTGAACCTTGTCTGGCGCCAGGGTTTTATAAGTCGCTTATATGTATTCTGTAATCCCTACTGCCAATTACAGCTTCGTGAAAGCTAACATGCTTAAATTGAGGCGTGGATTTTATTATTTCAATGATTTCATTTCTCTTGGAATCGTTCATACGATGTCCGAATGTTATTGATCTCAATGCGTCGGCTGGGAATTGAAATAGGTAGATATTTGATTGTGGCTGTTCAATGACTTGAGTGGCGTCTGCCAAGGCGAACATGATTCTCCACTCTGCCTCATAAGACCATTGACTGCCCTTTGTGAGAAATGGTGTAAAGTCCTCTATTTTGTTTAGCGTTATTGATGGCCTATGGTCAGAATACTCAACTTTTCTCATATATCGAAACTCATCGACATCCGTTTTTTTCTGATTGAAGAATGCGGAATCCGAATCAAACTCTACAACAAAACCTTGGTGCGAATCCGCGTAGTGAGACCACATGAGCTCATTGTCGCGCTTTTCAGACAAACAAAAAATCCCCAATGACCTATCCATTCCTTCAAATATTTTTTCGGAGATTAACGGTGTCGCATCTGTAAGCGTTTTCAGCATTAAAGCCTCACTGCTCGTGATCATTGTTGTCATTGATTTTTCGAAAGGTTTATAGGGGAGTAAACTTTTTTCGAATGAAGACAGCTTGTTATATTCCTCACTTATAATGTTGGGTAGTAATTCTTCCAGCAAAATAACCATATCTTCCTTGGACATGACTGAGGATATGTGCGGCTTTAGTTCGAAAGGGTCGTTCAGAACAGAAGGTTGAGAAAAACGCACCATCTGATTTTCTAATATGGTGGTTAGCTTAGGAGAGAGATATTTATATAGTCGCAT